CGAACTCAGCAATTGGCGTAATAGCGTTGAACATTGTCTCTGCGTAGTTCGCTGGCTGTATGCTGTTAATTCGTGAGATGGCTTCTGACCTGAAACCTAGTTTATTCATTTCGCTTTGCTGCATGATGCCAGCAAGCTGTTGGTCTGTGCGGCTTGCAAGCATACCCTCAGACCGCTCAAAGTCGACTAAGAGACGCTCAACATCCACGCCTTGAACACCACTACCTGCGGCAACGGCTGATGCTGTGGATTGAGACTTCATACTCTTTAGGTCAGCATCACGTTTCTTTTGTGACGCTTTGGTTTGTTCTTGGCGAACACGTAGGTTTTCTTGGGTTGTTTTAGCAAAGTAAGCGTCTTGTGCGTTCTGTGCGTTCTGAACATAACGTCTGTTTTTCTCATTATGTTTTTCAATTGCTGCGTTGGACTTAGCAACTGCCGTCACACCTTCTATCGCCAGTGACGCCAATGCGATTGTGGTTGGCTCACACATTATCGTTTATCCTTAAAAATTCGTAGAATGGCCGCTGTTCATGGCCATATCGTTCGTGGCGTTTAATGAAGGTAAAGCCCATCCATTTAAGCCATCGCATGTGCACGGTGTTACGGGCGTCTACGCAGTTAAACAAAACAGCATAGTCATCTGACAGGTACTGAATTGCTGCCTTACTGTTTCGCAGGAATGTCGTCTGATGGTTCATAATTGCATCTGTCGCTACCATCCAGACGACGCCTGAGTTTTCAAAAGGGGAAGGGGCTACACCGCAAAGACCAACACGTTCACCGTCAGGTGCAACAAGGGTAAGCGTTACGTCACCCATCGATAGGCTGGTGTAAAGAACATCAAGCGGTAACTTACCAGTTGCCGCCTGACATTCTCGTTGGTCTGCTTTGCGTAATTTTGGAGCGATGTAGTCAATGTCTTCCACCGTGGTTGGTGTCAGAAATTTATCCATTCATTCTTCTTGATCTGAGGTGCATGTTTCCTTCCCATTCTGCCGATAGGAACTGACAAGGAAGGTGGCTATCACTTGTGATGGTTACTTTTACTCGGTCAGCCTTTGACATCACTGGAAACCTAAAGTTGCCAGATGTCAGGCGTGTTGAGCCAATAACGTTTGAACCACCACCAACCAATCGGCCAGTGAAACTGAACACCTGTGGTGAGCCTGTAACCACTTTGTTTTCAACCTCTACGTCAAAATCTCCGCTGTCTTGATACCGAAGTATCCAGTGTTTGATTTGAAGGCGACCACCAGAGATAGATACACGTCCACCACCCGCCGTACCTTCTTTGAGTGTTGGTTCTGAAAACTCATAAGTCATCGAATAGCGTTCACCCATGTAGAATTGGGTGCTTGTCTTATCGCCTGTAACAGTGAGCGTAGTGCCGCTGCCAGTCACGGTAATGACCTGTCCGCTGGATGACCCTCTGGTCACCATAAACGGTGTGTCTAAGGCGTAGGGTGTGGTGATTGTAGTGACGTCAGTTACGCTGTCGTAGCTTGTCGTACACTCACTCTCATCAAACCTGAAATCTAAACGGGTGACGTAATCTTGGCCTGTATCGAAACGCCCTTCATCAAAGTGCAATTTGAACAGAAGTGTTTTGCCAGACTTGTTTCCGACCACGTACAAAGCACTTTCGATAAACTGTGCGTTCAATACCTCAAGGTCATTAAAGGTGTATTTGAACCAAGCAGACTGCATCTTTTCACGACCAGCCCAATGATACTTATAGACGTAAATTGTGGACGTATCTTGGTCGGTCAAAGCCACCAATGCGTTCTCTGTGGTACTTGCTGTCATCGCATAGACACCGTCAGGAATGTACTTGGATACGTGAGAGGTGACGTCTGATGCATCTGAGCGGTCAGTGTCGTCAATCACGTAGTATTCACGAATAGATGTGAAGCCACCACGTGTTGCTGGGAAGTAAACAACGTTACCTGCAGCAGCAGGTCTTGCGGTTGTACTCGCTTCATACTCTGTAGTTTGAGCGATTGAAGAGTTCTTGGGCGTTAGGAAGTCAGCACCCTTAAAGATGAACTGCGTTTGGTCGCTAAATAGAAGTAGCTTTCGGTCAAACGGTATAGCGTGTTTTAAGAGGCTAACCTTCGTATGTGACGCCGCAACATCAATTGGGTCGTCATCCAATAGGGTACGGGCAGTCTTTGCAAAGAAGTCAAAATACTCAGCCGTGCGGCTCATATTGACGTTCTCGCCTGATAGAAACCCTAAGCGGTTCTGGAAGAAGAACACATCGCTAATCGTTTGCCCAACAAAGGTTGGCGTAGGAATGGATGTTTCATCACCAGCAACACGGTCACCCCATTCAGCCTCTTCAAAAGTGAATGAGCCATTGGGTTGACGAATAAGCAGGTGAGGCATCGTCGATGCATCAAGTTGGTAGGGAATATTTGGCTTAATTGTTTCGGTCCAAACACCCTTAGAGGACCCTGTCTGAGTGTTGTTATCTGCTTCAAACTTCACGTAGTAATCGTCAAAGTCATTAGTTTGGTCACCCTGAACACGGGCGATGTAACCATCTGGGGCAACGTCTGGTAGGTCATCAAAGCGTTGTACCGTTCCGACTGTGGCAGACAAGCCAGTGTCACCAAGCGAGTCATATGTCGCCATATCGAACTCAGCGTTGTTGGTTTTGTTGATGACTACTGTTGAGCCGTCAGAACGGGCGGTGAAATTTGAAAGACCATTGATGGTGCTTGCAATGCTGTCAGCAATCCAATCAGTCCTGACTTGCGTTTCATCTGTTGCAGACGTCACAAGGTTCACGACCTGAGAGCCATCAAGATAGACGGTGTATCGTTTGTTATAGTCACCTTGCTTTACGGCAATCAGACCCGTGAACGGGTAGGCGGGTGACGTCAAACTATCCATCGCCACTGTCTGTGTTGTGTTCACGATGTAGGTGTAATCAGCCACGGTTACAGCCCGAAAGTCTGCTGAGGGTGACGAAGAGTTTAGGTAGGTCGTGCCGTCAGGATAGGTTACTGTCTTGGCGTTACCTGCAAGGTCATAGACCTCAATCTGATTACTTGCGTTAATAAACACAAAGTATCGTTCGTTCGTGTCACGGTTAATCAGATGGGTAAAGTTTCCAGAGGTTGTTGAGTTCTTCATCGTGGCGACAAACTCAAGCGGTGGACGCTTGTGCAAGCCTTCTACGATGGATGAGAATGCATTCTCTTGCAGTTCTGCCTGTGACGAAAGACGCAATGCAGGTGACTGCTGAGAGATACCCTGCACAAGGTTCGGGATAGCAGAACTAATCATACTCATAATAGTACTCTTCGCTTATGACCACGGTTCAAGACACGGGCTACTGAGTAGCTGTCAAACATCGAATGGTCGGCTGTTTCGGCTTCGTAATGCCGTAGTTCAACAAGGGCCTGTTGTTCATCACGCATAAGCATTCTGTGTATGCTTTCGCTGTTCAGGCTGCGGTCTGCGTAAATGCGGGAAGCACGTGTTGCGATATACTTCTTGGCAACGTCTGGTAGGACCTCAAAGTCTTGGTAGTAGACGATGTCGCATTTCAGTTTATCAGCGAACACATAGGTGCGTTCTACAAGGTCAAACAGTTTGCCACTACGGGTCACGACGTTCTTATATTTGCTGTCAATTCTGGCCACGTCAGCAGGGACAGTAATGTGACTATCAACGCTATCGGGCACCAGTTCCACGTCATGTTCTGTGTTAAAGTGCCAGCCGCTAGACTGCACCTCTCGGCTCACCTCTTTCAAAACTTGCTGTGCAATAGTGACGTCAGTTGTTTGGTTGCCTGTCAGCGTGTTGACTGGCTGTTCACCGATTGTTGTCAGAAGGACGTTAACAGCTTCTAATTCGTTCATTGCTGCAGGTTTTGTCATGTTGTCCTCAAAAATAAAAAAAAGGGCCAGCCGAAGGGGCTGACCCAAATTAGACTATGCTGTCGCTTTAATTTCGACTGCACACTCAGGACGCAGGATGCCGTGTCCCATAGCATATTTTGCAGCCATCAATGTGCCCTGATACATGATTTCAAAGTCACCTGATGTTTGCTCAACAGCTAGGTCCATCAGCTTCACAGTGCCGATTGCACTCTTCTGCATTACAAGTGCCTTACAGTTGGTAAAGTCACCAGAGTAAGTGTTGTTCTCACCAGTAACGGCTGAAACGTTTGTCGTTGGTAGGTTGTTCGATTTAACGATTTGGATACCAGCAACACGTAGAACAGTACCGTCAGCATAAACGCCGCTTCCTCCCCAATCACGATTGATAACATCAGTCGTTTGGACAAGTTTGTAGTACTCTTCTGGTTTCACGATAGCGACACGGTCGTTCTCTGGAACATCCTTTTCGTCCATCGTTTCGGCT